TTTCTGCCTACAATTTTTTGTAGGCCTTCCCCAGCCACAAACCGCAAAGACACAAACCGGATCCGCGAAATGCGCTATGCGCTCTCGGGTCCAATTTTTTTATGGGAATCGCCTTGCGACATTCACCGTCACAGAGCTTCGAGGAGCGGATCAACGACTGGATCGTACCTATCCTGCTCGCGGCGATGCTCGCCTTGCTCTCGTGGATGGCGCTTACGCTTCAGTCGCTCAGCCAGACCCTGGCCGTATCCGTGTTCCGGCTCGACAGCATGGTTACCGTTGAACGCGAGCATCACGACGATCACGAACGTCGCATCGAAACGTTAGAGACAGCGAGGCTCAGAGAAAGTAAAAATTAGGTCGCCAATAGTTCACAATTTTCGCAAATGCAACTTTCAACCCCGGGGGCCATTTTGCCCGATACGAGAAGACCGCCATTTTCGGCGGCCGGCTTGTCGTTTGATGATCAGGCTAACGCCGGTCGTTGGGTGGAAGAGCAGGCCCGCGAGCTCGGAATATCCGTCTCGCGCATTGCGAAAGAGGCACGCGTGGACCGTTGCACGATTCACCGTTGGAAACGCGGCGACACTGAGCCCTATTGGAGCTCGTTTCGGCGCGTGCGCGGTGTGATCGAAGGTTACTGGAGTGAGCGACGCGACCGCCTACTTGAAGGAGCCTAGCGAATGAAAGAACGGAAACTAGTCGAGGTACGTGACGGCGAATTGCCACCAGTTGGAGCGAAATTCCTCTAATTCGTCGACGCGCCGCGAGCTCGTCGAAGTGGAACACGGCCCGTGGCGACGCGTCGGCGGCAACTTCTTTTTCGGCTATCACGAGCAGCGGCGCATTCGTAAGCACTATCGGACTTACGCCGTGCATTTTTTTGAGCATTGGAGCTAAGGGCGCATGGAAATCGAAGTGGGAAAGCTCTATAGAACGCGCGCCGGCCAAAAGGCGCGAATTTATGCAATCGACGGAGTCCATGAAGGGGGAGCCATCCATGGAGCAACATTTAGCGACGGCTGGAGTGCCTGCGAGTGGTGCGAAAGCGGCTCTTTTTTTCAAAACGAGCAGAACCCTCGAGATCTCGTGTGCGAGTGGGTCGACGCACCGAAAACGAGGAAACTAACTGTTTATCCTAGTGTGATGGGGTATTTGCAGGAATCGCGCCGGCTCTTCGGCTCAATGATGTTCGCGACGGAAGGTGAGGCACGCTCGTATTATGGCGAGACGTTTCTCGGCCTGATCAAAAACTTGGGCGTGGAAATTGAGGTGCACGAAAATGGCTGACGTCGTCGAACTCTGCAAAGAGCACAATATCGAGATGCGAGACGCCGAATGTTGGATTTGCGGCGGAGACGGAGAAAAAGAAGACATCGATATCGATGGCTTTGACTTCGTTCTGCAGCCTTGCTGGCATTGCGATGGCAAAGGAACCGTTCCTTTTCCGATTTGCGAATTATGCGAAGAAGAAGCGTTGGAATCTGAGATTGAGGAGCAAATGAAATATGGCTGACGTCGCTGAACTCGGCAAAAAAATGCACGAGCTGCGCCAAATCTCCGAAAAGGCTTTGCGCAGCGCAGCCGCACGCGCCTTGAACCGCGCCGCAACCTCAGCACGCGCCGAAGCCGCGCGCCGCGTACAAGATTCGCTGAACCTCAAAGTCAGCGACATCAAGAATGCGATCGACATCGATACGGCGAGCGCGCGCGAAGACCTTTCGACGATGAAGGCGTCGCTGATTGTCAAAAACATCGATGTCCCGCTCTATCAATACGGAGCGCGCCAGAAGACGATTCGCACGTCACGCGGCAAACGCTACGGGGTGACAGTCAACGTCAAGGGAAGTCGAACCGTTGAGGCTGATGCTTTCATCGCTCAAATGCCAAGTGGTCACATTGGCATCTTTGTGCGCTCGGGCAATCCGCGCTTGCCGATTCACGAACTCTATTCGACGACGGTGCTCGAGGTCTTCAAGAATACGGGATTCGTCGCATCGCTGAGCGATTACGCGTCTCAGCAGTTCCAAACCAACTTTGCCAGCGAGCTGGCCTACCAGCTTTCGAAGGTGAGCTGAATGAGCAAGCTGCAACAATGGTCTTTGCACCAAGGACTTTCAGGTGCCTATTCATTGCTTTGCGCAGTCCTCATGGACACGAATGTCGGTGGCACGCATGTGCATGATTGGCTCGCCACAAGCGCGATATTGACCCCTGCCGCCGTTTTTGTTGCGCACATGGCGAAGCTGGCGAACGATCTATGATCAAGTCAATGCACAGGCTCGAGCCTGATAGCGCCGGCGTTCCCGTCGGCCTCGTCATTCACCTCGAGTCAGGCCCAAGCGTGTTCCTCGACAACGCCGGCGCGCAGCGCTTATGCGCTGAGCTGCCGCGGCTGTTCCCGGAGCTCTTCCCATCGGCAGTGCCGGCAGTGCTCGAGCAGACGAGCAACTGCGCTTGCTCGAGCTCCTACGAAGGAGAACGTGTTGGTTTGACTGATGATTTTGTTTGAAAAATGGAACTCCGCGGAAACTCACGGGTCCTTTCCGGCGCCCACAAATTACGGGTGCGCAGAGCGCAAAAACTAACGCGATTTTCGGGCCGAAAATGCGTTTAAAACTCGAAGACTTGCCGCCAAGTGCTCAAAATCCAAGGAAATTCGCCATTTAAGCGGGTTAAAAGGCGTTGAAATCGCTGAAAAATCGGCAAAACCGATCGCTCGAAACGGCCCCCCATGCCGAAAATGAGCCTTTCCGACTATGCGCGGCACCGAAAAGTCACGCCGGCAGCGGTCTCGCGCGCCGTTAAAGAGGGGCGGATCAGCGTCGAAGTCGACGCCGAGACGGGCAAAAAGCGCGTCGATAGCGACGCCGCCGACGTGGAATGGTCCCAAAATACCGACCGCGCCAAGCAAGAGGGCGCGCTATCGGCGAGCGAAGCGCGCGCCGGCGACGCTCCCGGCGACCGCGGCGAGCCGACCGAAGAGGCAACCCAGTCGTCTTATCAGCTCGCTCGAGCGCGACGCGAGCATTTCAACGCCAAGATCGCCGAACTCAACTATCAGATGCGTGCCGGCCGCCTGGTCGACGCCGACGAGGTGACGCGCGCGGCGTTCAAAACAGCGCGTGCGGTCCGTGAGGCGATGCTCAACATTCCCGACCGCCTTGCTAGCCAGCTCGCCGGCGAGACCGACGCGCGCAGGGTCCACGATCTGTTGACCGCCGAGCTAGAGCGGGCCTTGGAGGCGCTCGCCGATGGCCTCTGACTCGGCCGCCGCGGTCGCGCTCGAGCAGGACGACCAGGCCGACGGCCGCGGCGCCGAGGTCTACCTAGGGGCCTTCGGCACCGCCTTGCGGCCGGATCCGCGCGTCACCGTCGGGCAGTGGGCGGACCAACATCGCTACCTTTCCGCCAAGGCGTCGGCCGAGCCTGGACGCTACCGGTGCGACCGGACGCCGTACCTGATCGAGATCATGGAATGCCTCTCGCCGTCGTCGCCGGTGCAAGAGGTCGCCTTTATGAAGGGAGCGCAGGTCGGCGGCTCGGAGTCGGGCTTTAACTGGCTCGGCTTCATCATCGACCGCGCGCCGGCGCCGACGCTGATGGTGCAGCCGACGGTCGGCCTCGCAGAGACGGTCTCAAAGCAGCGAATTGGGCCCATGATCGAGGCCTGCCCGACGCTAAAGGCAAAGGTGCTCGATCTAAAAAAGGGGCGCGAGGTCAATAACACTGTCCTCGGGAAGGAGTTCCCGGGCGGTATGCTCGCAATGGCCGGCGCCAATAGCGCCGCCGGTCTACGCTCGATGCCGATAAAAAACCTCATGCTCGACGAGGTCGATGCCTATCCCGAGGACGTCGACGGCGAAGGATCACCGATCGAGCTCGCCAAAAAACGGACGGGGACGTTCGCGCGCCGCAAGATCTTTTACGTCTCGACGCCGACCTATAAAGGCACGTCCAACATCGAGCGCCTCTATAGCGAGAGCGACCAGCGTCGATACCACGTGCCTTGCCCGTTCTGCGACCACTATCAGCCGCTCAAATGGAGCGGCATCAAATGGAAGCGAGACGGCGCCGGCGCGCCCGTCCCTGAGTCGGCGCGATATCAGTGTGAAGCCTGCGAAGAGCTCATTCCCGAGCACCATAAGAGCACCATGCTTGCTCGCGGCCGCTGGATTGCCGACAACCCGGACGCGACCATCGCTGGCTTCCACCTCTCGGCACTCTATTCGCCGCTTGGCTGGTACTCGTGGGCCGAGGCGGTTTCCGACTGGTACAAGGCGCAAAAGGACCCGAACCGGCTCAAGGTATTCGTCAATACCGTCCTGGGCGAAACCTATGAGATCAAGGGCGAGGACACGCCGAAGTGGAAGGAAATTTATGCGCGCCGCGAGACCTATCCGCTCGGCAGCGTGCCGTTGCGCGCTGTGTTCCTAACGGCAGCCTGCGACGTTCAAAAGGACCGGCTCGAGGTCACCGTCGCCGGTTGGAATCGCAAAGAAATGTGGATTGTCGACCATCAGGAGCTGCGCGGCGACACGTCTCAACCCGCGGTTTGGCTCGAGCTCGACAAGGTGCTCGCCAACTCATGGACCCATGAGAGCGGCGCGGCACTCTCGATCTCGATCCTGGCCGTCGACTCGGGCTTTAACACGACGCGCGTCTATGAATACGTGCGCCGTCACAACCCGCGCCAAGTGATTCCAATCAAGGGCCAGGACGAGCTGCCTATGCCCATCGGCGCGCCCAAGGCGCTCGACATTAAGATCAACGGCCGGCGCATCAAGCGCGGCGTGCGCCTTTGGTCGGTTGGCTCGAGCATGCTCAAGGCCGAGGTCTATGGCCGACTCAAGCACGATCGGCCGACGGACGAGCGAGTTGAGTCCGACGGCTACCCGCCAACCTACGTGCATTTTCCGCAGCTAAGTGAGGAATACTTCCGCCAGCTGACGGCCGAGCAGCTTGTTTATAAGGCAGACCGCAACGGCAAGGGTCGATACCGTTGGGTCAAGACGCATCCAAACAACGAGGCGCTCGACCTTGTCTGTTACAACATCGCCGCGCTTTACGCACATGGCGCGAACCGGTGGGGCGATCAGCAATGGAGGCAGCTCGAGGCGATGCTCACGGTTGAGTCGTCGACGTCGCCGCCGGCCGCGCGCAGGGCTCCGGCAACCGAGCCCGCGCCGCCACCGCCCCAGGCGCCGGCGCGTCGACGGCGCGAATCGAGTTTTTGGTAAGCGGAAAAAGAGACCCTGGAGACGGCAATCTCCCAGGGTCAAAAGGGCATGATTCATTCACCTGGTCAAGCAACCGGTGAACGTTCCTTTCAAAGCTTCACTTGACCGCTCGGCGCCGGTATACCGGCATCCGAACGCGGATCCGTGTCGAGCTTGAGACGGTCCTCGTCGATCTTTTTATTCGTCGCCGCGATCTCAGCAAGCACCGTATCAGGGTCACGTCCGCCCTGCGCAATGGCTTCCGACTGCGACATGAATCCGCAACGGACTTGCGCCTTGAGCGCCTCGGTCTCTTTAACCGGGTCGATCATCTCGCGCCGCGGCGGCGTCCAAATGGCCGGAACGATGGCGTCGACTTCGCCGGCGAGCATGGCGGCCTCGTTGAACCAGCGCCAAACGCCTTTGCACATGCCGGCTATCACGATGTGATTCTGCCACTGCCTGACGCTGCGTTGATATTCGATGTTGCCCATGCGCGCGCTCGAGAAGTTGACCTTGGAATAGTCGCCAGTCATCGCCTCATAGGTGCAGCCATACCCTGCCGCGATCGAGCGCAACAAATGGTCGGTAAACTGGCCCCCGCCAGTCGATGGCGGCGGCGCGCCGAACGTGATCGTCTTGCCTGGAGGCAGGACCTCCAAAATGCCCGGCTCGACGCGCTCGAGATCGCATTTCGGGCTGGTCGTCGGCGAATCGTCGAGAGCCTCGATGTCATGAATGAAGCCAGCAAAACAAGCAGCGATTTTTTGCCGCATAAGCTCGGCGTCGTCATATTCGTCGAGGTCTTTGACTTTGATGATGTTCGGCGCTCCCCACGGTACGCCATCGGCCTGTCCGATCCTGTCGACACGAAACAGGTGAATGATGTCCGCCGCGTCAACGCGGTTGGATTCGACTCCGTTCCACATCATGAGCCGGTCGCCAGGATGCTCCTTGAAGAGGTGATAGGCCACGCGACGTCCAAGCTTGTCGTATTCGACGCCTTGCAAAATGCGGCCGCCATTCTCAAGCAAGCGGTCGCGCGTGTGATCCAGGAAATCTGGTTCAAGGAGCTGAATCTGGAGCGGAACGGCAAGGCCGTCGCTCATTCGGCGCGGACGGCGCCGGATCAAGCACGATCCGCTGTCGACGATTGTATTGAAGGCAAGCGCCTGCAAACCGTAAAAGTCGAGAAGTCCGTCGCTGTCGCAATCGGTTTCATCTCCCCAATTGATCCAAAGATCGTCGAGACTTTTCGCTGTGCTCTCGTTTGATTGCGACCGCGCTTGTGGAATGATGCCGTCTCCGATCGTATTGCTAACGATCGTCGCGACGGCCTTTTTCGCATAGCCATTGTTACGGCTCAAATATCGCGCACGGGCCCGAAGCGTGATCATGCTGCCGGCGATGAGCGAATTGATCGATTGGTTCGTCGCAATCCAGTTCCTGGTGCGACGTCCGTGCGAGCTTCCCTCGTATGTCCTTGCGACCTCAGCTAGCGCCTGGCGCGCAAGAATTCGCTTCAGCTCTTGCCTGGGCGAAAAGAGGCCGATCGCGCGATCAAAAAAATTCGGCTTACCAAGGTTTGCAACCACGGATCAGACCTTTATCGAAGTTGGCATAGATGCGTCCCGTCTTGCACGTTAGACCAAGTTCCTTCCGGATAAGATCTCGCGCACGCATCATTTCGTCCATGTTCCGGTACGTGACTTCTCGGTCGGCGAATTTGACCATCAGCGCTCCCGATCCTATCGCCTTTTCGATTTCGTCGAGATCCGATTGTTGGAATGCCATCCGCGCTCCTCACTCAAATGGCTAAATTGATCCGATCCTACTTTCGCATGCATCGCAACCGTCGGCGACGTTGCATCTCTGCAACGTATGTTGCAAGGATGCAGCAAAACTGTTGCACACTTGCATATGGACCGCATTTTCAAGCGTCTCTAGGCTTGTGACGTGGAAGCAATTACGTCAGTGCTGAGGTGCAAATGGCGGTCAAATTAGTCCAAGGCACGATGCTTTTTCGGACGGCCGACGTCGCATCGGTCGATAAAGAAAATCGCACCGCGACCATGGTCTTTACGACCGGCTACAAGGGTAAGCGGACTGATCCGTGGTTTGGCGACGAGTGGAACGAAGAGCTAGCGGTTGATCCGCAGTCGATTCGTCTCGACCGCTTGAATGCCGGCGCTCCGCTCCTCGACACGCACACTCAGCGCGGCGTGAGTAATGTCCTTGGTTCAGTAACCAAGGCTTGGGTCGAAAATGGCCAAGGCATGGCGACGGTAAAGTTCAGTCGTCGGCCGGACGCCGATCAGATCTTTCAGGACGTTCAGGACGGAATCCTGCGCAACGTTTCCGTCGGCTATCGCGTCCACAAATGGGAAGACGTCTCGGAGAACGATGACAAAATCCCGACGTTCCGCGCGACCGACTGGGAGCCTTTCGAGGTCAGCCTTGTCCCGATTGGCTTCGATCCTGGCGCGCAAATCCGCTCGAGCGAAGTGCCACGCACCGAAACGTTCCCGATGGAAGTCATATCAAACCGCGCGATGAGCGGTGAAACCAACAAGAAAGGTCATCAGCCTATGACGCCTGAAGAGCAAAGAGCTGCCGCGGAAGAGGCAAAACGCGCTGAAGCCGAGCGCACTCGCGCCGCCGAGGAAAAGGCTCGGGCAGAGGCCGTTGTCGCCGAACGTAAGCGCGTCGCTGAGATCACTCGCAACTGCGAGATGGTCAAGCTCGATCCAAGCTTCGTACGCAAGCTGATCGAAGACGGCGTTTCGATCGAAGACGCGCGCAAGCAAATCATCGACGAGGTCGCCGCTCGCTCGGAAAAGGCCACGACCGTGTCGACGACTTCGCGCGTGCAGGCGGGCGACCTTGACGAAAACAAGACTCGCGCCGACGCCATCGAAAACGCGATTCTGCATCGTGCATTCCCTAACGACAAGCGCAACGAGCTCACTGAGGCCGCCCGCGAATGGCGCTCCCTCACGTTGCCGGAAATGGCGCGGAAATTCCTTGGTCGCGCCGGCCTCAACGCCGACAGCATGTCGCGCAGCCAGCTCGCTGAGGCAGCCTTGCAAGTCCGCGGCGGATACAACGCCACGACCGACTTTCCGAACGTGCTTGCAAACGTGCTCAACAAGTCCTTGCTGCAAGGCTACGAGCAGCTGTTCCAAGCGCAAACCTTCCGCCCTTTCGTTCGCATCAAGACGGCGCCGGACTTCAAGCAAGTCTCCCGCACGCGGCTTGGCGAGGTCCCAAGCCTCGAGCAAGTGCCTGAAGGCGCGGAGATTAAGCGCGGCTCGCTGACGGACAACAAAGAGGTGTACAACCTCGCGACCTATGCCAAGATCTTTAGCATCAGCCGCGAGGTCATCATCAACGACGACCTGGCCGCCTTCACGGACATTCCGCGCAAGTTTGGCTCGGCCGCGTCGCGCCTCGAGTCCGATCTGGTCTATAGCGTTGTGAACAACAACGCCAACATGAGCGACGGCAACGCACTCTTTAGCTCCTCGCATGGCAACCTCGCCGGCTCTGGCGCCGCCATCTCGGTTACGACGATTGGCGCCGCCCGCCAGGCGATGCGGACCCAAAAGGGTCTGGCGAAAAAGGACTACCTGAACATCAACGGAAAATTCTTGGTGGTCCCGGCCGCGCAAGAAACTGTCGCTGACCAGCTCGTGTCTACCGCGTTGCTCGCCAATCAGCCCAACTCGATCAACCCGTTCGCTGGTCGCCTGCAAGTGATCGCCGAGCCGCGCCTTGACGGCACCTCGACGACCGCCTGGTATCTCGTGGCGGATCCGGCCGACGGCGTCGACACGATCGAACTCCTATACCTCGACG